GATTCCTGTCGGCAGAATTACTCATTGAGCCGATTACCGTTATGCAACCGGCTCAAGTTAGCGATGGTGAGGGGGGATATACGGTCACCTATACGGCTACCGGCACCATTTGGGGCCATTATGTACCGCTGGGGCAAGACCGCACTTTAATAGCAGCGGAGGTAACCTACACCGATTCGGCACGGGTGTATGTCCGCTACCCCCTCACCATTGATAATACCTACAGGTTACAGATTAATGGTGTGGAATATGCGATACATTCAATCACCGACATTAACAACCGAAAGGAGTATCTTGAAATTGTAATCTTTAATTGATGGCAGGATTTAGTCTTGACATATCAGGGGTAAAGCAGATTGAGCAAGCCATCAAGAAGATGGATAAGGCAGCGACTGAAGGACTTGCAAAGGAACTGGATGCATCGGTAATAAACATACAACGTAATGCAATAAGACGTGCGCCAGCCAACTTCACTAAACTACGTCAAAGCATCAAATTTGATATAGACAATAAGTTATTCAAATCAGTATTTGCAGGAGTTGAATATGCTCCGTATGTAGAATTTGGAACGGCAGGCAAAAAGAAATCACAGGTTAAGGTACCGCCCGGATATGAAGCATTTGCAGCGCAATTCAAAGGGAAGAAAACAACGGGCAATATGTGGAAGTCAATCGAATTGTGGGTGAAGCGTAAGGGTATAGACCCCAAACTCACATTTGCGATATTTCGCTCTATCATTAACAAGGGTATTCCGCCCCAACCATTCCTCATACCATCATACGAAGAAGAAAAGCCGAAACTGATTAAGCGACTCAAAAACCTGTTCAAATGATAATGAAAAACCCTGCCATAGAGATTAAGAAATGGCTTGTAAGCCAACTACAGGCATACGCTTATATTGATGTGTACGATGCTATGGTGCCGGATGATGCCAACGGGGAGTATATTGTAATCAGTTCCCGTACTGCCGGACAAATAGAGAATAAGACAGGATATTCACACGATGTATCAGCAACACTTGACATCGTAACAAAAACAAGTTCATACGGCTTCAAAAGGGCCGAACAGATTGCCGAACTCGTTATGGGCGGCATAAATTCCGACACGATTGTAACGCTGCCAGCCGGATGGGATTGTAAGAATGTGGTAATGGAATCAGTCAACAACCTGGAGGATTTAGACCCATCGGAGAACACTTTTCGTGTTATTATTCGTTATACCTTTGTAATCACACAAACAATATAAATATGTCCTACACTTTCGTAAATGCCAGGGATATTATCCTGCAACTTGACTTCGACAGAAACAGCTCTTTTCTGCCCGTTGCCTGTTTGACTTCCAACTCAATGGAAATCACCCGTGATGCCATTGATGCTGATAGCAAATGCGGTGACTTGCAACTGCCCGGTGATTCAGTAAGTCAGACCATTTCTTGTAGTGGTCACGCCATTGACCAAGCCGGTGCCGTGAGCCGTGAAAGCTATGAGCGTTTGTACTTCATGCTGCAGAACAAGATACAATGCCCTGCACGTTTCGGCCCTGCCACCGCTGTATCAGGTGACATCGTGTATAGCGGTGAAATCTTCGTTACCTCACTTTCTTTAAGTGCAGATGACAAGGATACAATGAAGTTTGATGCTGAATTTATGGTGGCTAATGCTCCTTTAACGCAAACAAAGACCTACTAATCTATGACACCATACGAATTGCCAATTTCGGGAGGTGTTATCAAATTAGAATGGGGTACTTGGGCGATGCACCGCTTTTGTGAGATGAATGGCAATCTTGCCATATCAAAACTTATGCAGTTGTACGATGGGGAGGTGTTTGCTTTCAAGCACATAATCACAATGGTACAGGCGGCATCGGAGAGCGCTGGAACGGTGATTGATGAGCGTACTGCTGCAAAGTACATTGATGAATCGGGGGGTGCTAATGGTGCTGCGATTGCAGGGTTTGTGAACTACACCATAAAGTCCATGATTCCTGATATACCTGCTGATAAGGAGGCGCAAGAGGAAAAAAAAAGTTAAGAGAAAAGACTTGGGATGAGATTATAGTTCTCGCCTTGGAAGTTGGCCTAACGATTGAGCAGTTTTGGCGGCTTACTTGGCGAGAATTTTTATTGTATAGGAAAGGGTATGAGGCGAGGCAGTTGGCAGAGTGGCAAAGGACAAGATTGATAGCGTACGTAATCTACTGCACTAACACGGAAACGAAGGGCAGAAAAGATATAACAGAGTTCTTACCTTTGTCAACGGATGAGATACCTGATAGGGGGGAGAAATTAACGCAGGAGCAATTCATCGAAAACATGAAGAAACTTTCACAAGCACTATAAGCGATGGCACAGGAAAACTTACGGATAACGATAACGGCAGATAATAAGCAGGCACTCGCAGCGATGTCGCAGACGGTGAACTCGCTGGACAATGTTTCCTCTGCTGCCGGTGCCACAGGCGGTAAGGTGGTGAAGATGGGTAAAGACTTCACAGGTATCAGCCGTGTTATACAGGATTTGCCGTATGGTTTTAATGCTATCTCAAACAACTTAACGCAGTTGGTGCCGGCTGCTGGTGCTGCTGGACTTGCTTTCAGTGCGTTGGTGGCAGGGTTATCATTTGCTCAAATAGGGTTATCGAATTGGACAAGGGGAAGTAAGGATAGCAATGAAACAACAAAAGAAGTAACAAAAAACCTAACTAATTTTTACACCAGTCTTCAAGAAGTTAAGACTGCTTTTGATACTGCCCGTGGTGGTGCAATGAGTAAGACTAAAGCACTTGAAGAATACAATGACAAGTTAGGTGCAACTATTGGATATGCTACATCATTAGAAGAAGCAGAAAAATTACTTGCAGCCAATACAGAAAAGGTTATTAAGGCCCTGATGTTAAGAACACAGGCACAAGTAATGTATGGTGAAGCAGCGAAAAACTCTGCAAAAATTGTTAGTGGTGAATTAGCGACATTTGATGTGGATGGTGAATCATTTAAGGAATTAGTAAAGAGTTTTTTCACGGGTGCAACTGCAATAGATATATTCAAAAGAAGAACGATTGAATCAACAGATGCAGTAAGCAGGTTAAATGCAGAAGGAAATAAATTAATACAACAGGCAATAGGCATTGAAAAAGGATTAGCAGGATCAAGAGAAAAAGCAACGGGAGTGGGAAATGGTAAAACACCTGTAACAGATGCCAAAGAATTAAATAAAGCACTTGAAGAACAAATCGCCATCTTCGGCAGATTACGGGATGCCCGTATTCGTGCTACAGGTCAGGGCGCATTAGGTACGGTTATGCCGGAAAGAGATAAGGCGAAAGACTTGACCAATCTTAAACTTACTACCGATGGGAACGCTGCACTCAACCAGGTATTGTTAAGGCAATCGGAACTACAAGACCAACGAAATCAAAACATGGCTATTGCCAACGGTCTTACTGATGTAGCTATGAATAGTCTTACAGGACTTGTTAACGCTATGGCAAACGGTCAGAATATTGGGCAAGCATTGGGGGATATGTTTAAGCGGTTAGCATTAGACATAGCACTTGCGGCAGCGAAAGCGGCCATATTTCAAGCGATACTTTCTGCCGTTACTGGGGGCGGTGCAGCTGCTGGTGGTGCTGCCAAAGGCGGTGGATTCCTTAAGATGTTCGGCAAGATGCTCGGTTTCTCCGAAGGCGGCACCGTATCCGGCCCGAAGTCGGGGTATCCGGTAATGTTACACGGCACGGAGCATATTGTACGACCCGATCAGATGCGGTCCATTATCGCATCGGCTGCACAAATGGGAGGGGGTAATAGCAGGGTGATAGTGGAGGGAAGGATATCCGGTCAGGACATTTGGTTAAGTCAGCAAAGGACAAACACATTCAGAGCATTAACAACCTAACCTATGCCATACGGTAAGAAATACATATTTTCCGCTATCAGCAAATCAGGGTTAACCTATACTGCTGAAATTTGGGAAAATGATTATGTAGGCACAACGTACAACGTGAACACGGGGGCAGACCCATTTGTACTTGATTGCCTTGCTTCCGGTGATGACCCATTTCAACCTGTACTACCAACAACGCTGACTATACAAGCAGATTTCACGGACTTTGCTGGGCCGCTGCCTGACTTTCTTACAACGGACAGCAAAAAATACTACGTTAAATTATACGCAAACGGAACTACATATTTTGTATGGCAGGGGTTCGTATTGATGGACACGCTA